GGCCTTCCGGGTCAGGGTAGGCATTGCGTCTTCCTTCTGAAATTCAACGGGGAGTTCGTCGCCGACAATGCAGTCGGGGCCGGCGCGCCCCGTCGTTACGAGGCTGACGTGGTTGGCCGCGATTTCGACCATTCGCCCGTCATACGCCTCGCCATCGATCACGCCGGGCGTCATGTCCGCCCGGTAGAAGTAGCCGCAGGACAGCTCGCGCTGCTTCCCGCTTTCGATCACCTCGATGCCCTCGGCGTCCCACACCGTCAGCGGGGCCCGCACATAGGGCGCGTCCCACACGGCCTCACCCACCGCGCCCACCACGACGCCGCGGTCATGGTCGGCCGCCGTCTGCGGGCGATGCACCAGCATCAAGGGCTTGCCGGTGAAGGTGGGGGCGCCTGCTGCCAGGGCATCGGCATCGCGGTAGAGCTGATAGACGCGGTCGCCATCCAGACCGAGTTCTTGCCAGCCGGGGATTTCCCGGCCCAGATAGGGGCACACATTGGCCTTGGAGATGTTCGCCATCTCCACGATGAGGTGGCCTGACTTGTCGAAGGCCCGCACGGAGCGGTCCAGCGCCATGTCGGCGGCTGCAACGGTCGTCATGCTGTCTCCGAAGTCAGTCGAAGCCGGGGATCACGGGCCGCGAAACGCAGCGGCAGTTGATTTCCCGGCCCGGCCAGGTCCACACGCCGTCCAGGTACATTCCCTTGGTGATGTCGTACTTCTGGCCATCAGCCGCGAGGTGGGACGGGCGGGGGTGCTTCCCGCCATGCGAGTGCTGCCAGATGGCCTCGGTGATGCCGAGTTCCTGCTGTCGCACCCGCGTGATGGTGGCGGTCGCCTTGTTGTTCTGGTCCCTGGCTATGAGGGCCGCGCGCCGGCGGGTGATGCCCAGCCGGGCTTCCAAATCCTTCGTCAGCGCGCCCAGGTCGCGACCGGACTGCACCGACCGCATCACGGCGCCCTGCACCTGGGTTACATGCTCAGCGGCGAGGTTCGAAATCAGGTCGATCTGCTCGCCGATCGTCGCCTGAAGCACATCGTTCGCCGTCGGGCTCAGGGTGAAGCGAACCGAGAACCCAGCGTCGTCCAGAATGCGGCGCATGGCGGCATCCGACCGCTCAAACGCCGATTTCGAGAACCATGCCGCCAGCTCCGGGGCCGCCTGCTCGAACCGGCCTTCCCAGCGCCGGCCCAGGCGCTTCATCTCATCGCGCAGATACATGGCCGCGCTCTTGCCCTGGGGGCCGTCATCGTCCTGCGCCAGGCGGGGCGTCTTGGCCTTCCATGCCGCCTTGACCTTGCGCACGATATCCGCGTGCATCTGCGCCACCAGGGCGTCCAGCTTCTTGCGAAAGGCGACCGTCAGGCCCGCATTAGGCCGCACGGCCGGCAACACCGTCTCGCCGGGCGATCGGGGCAGCAGGCGCTTGAACGCCATGGCTATTCCTCCGGGTCACCGCCCTCGGCATCGTCCTCTGGCGCTTCCGGCAGCACATCCAGTTCCAGGTTCGGGAACAGGCTGTCCTCGGTGTTTGCCAGCACCTCCCGCACTTCCTCAGGCATCACGACGCCGGCGGCGACGTATACCGCCGCCGTGTCGGCATCGGCCTTCCGGACCTCGGCGCGCTCCTTCTCGCTCATCTCCCAGAGCGGGACGAACTCGAAGCCGATCTGCGGATCGATCTCGCCGAACAGGTTCAACTGGAAGATTTCCAGCAAACGGGTCAGGTTGTCGGAAAAAAGCTGGCGCTGCTGCGCCCGGACCCAGTCGTAGAAGACCCTGATCTCGCCTTCAGACGATGCATTCAGACCGCTCGGCGTGATGCCCAGCAGCTTCACCAGCGGAATGCCGCTCACCGACGCCATATGCTCCTGCGACTGCGCTTGGAGGTGGTCCAGCGTCGTCAGCGGGGTGGTGACGTTGAAGAATTCCTCGGTCTCTTTGTCGAGAAGCATCAGGCCGCGGTTGTCGCGGGTCCGGTTGAACAACTCGGCGCGGTTCACGTAGCTATCGGCGTCGAGCGCGCCGTCCTGCAGCATGGCGCCCAGGTTGCCCTTGATGCCCTGCACCGAGAACGAATGCGTCAGGTCAGACACGCTCTGCCGGGTGCGCAGCCACGCATCGACATAGGGCTTGGCCATCTGCGTCAGAGAGAGGCCGCCGAAGCTGTAGGCCGGCTTGAGAAGGTCCGGCACCTCGCGGCCCACGAAGGTCAACAGCCGGCTGGCGTGGACCTTGCGCGCCAGCACCCACCACGACTGCGGCTTGTAGAACCCCGCCGAGAGCGGGTTGGCCGTGTCGTACTCGTTCGGATAGGTCCACAGCGGCTCGACCGTTCGCAGGCCCTTCAACGAGCCCTTGGCGATTGTCTTGGGCCCGATGACCAGCGGGGCGTCCACACGCGCCGTGCCCAGGTCCACGAAAATCTGCCCACGGCCGAAGAAGCCGTCCATCTCCGCGACCTGGCGGAACAGGTCCTCGACCTTCCACCGGCGCAGCTCGGCGTCCAGCTCCCGCAGCTTGTGCGCGCGGGCGTCATCTTCTTCGCCGGTCGCCGTCAGCTTGATCCACCGCCGGGTCATTTCCTTGGCGATGATCTCGGCCATGCGCCGGTATTCCGGTTGCTGCGCGAGCAATGCCAGCGCCGGATACCCGATGAACTGCTGGCCGCACCCGGCCGGGGCCCAATCAGCCCACCCGTTGTTGCCCCAGGTCGTCAGGGCTTCGTCCAGGCCCATCATGGGAGCGCCCTTGGGCACCACGCCAGGGGGCGGTTCAGCCGGCGCGAAGGGGTTCCGAGGCGCGGCCATAGCAGCCCGCGCGCCGAGGCCCTCCATGATGCGAGCGAGGGCGCCCGTCTTGATGACGAGGCCGCGCGACTTGGTCTGCGGCGCTTCCTCGCGCCCAGCGGCTTCCTCGGTCACACCCGGGCCAGCATTTCGGAGGTAATGCGGATCGGCCCCGGCTTCAGACCAAGCACCATGAATGCGCGCGAAAGAGCGTCCACCTGATCGTCCTTCGTCGCTGACGGGAAGCCGCCTAGCTCATCCAGGAAGGGGCGGTTCCACGCCCCGCGGACGATGCTGAGGTTCCCCACGTTCACCTGGCTGGCCACCGGGGCCGCCCGCGTTGCCTTGTCGCCCGTCTCCGGGCTGCTCTCGACCGTGAAGCCGGTCAGTTTGCGGGTCAGGTAGAGCACCTGCGTTTTGCCGGCTTGGCCCGGGTCCTGCGGAAGCGAGATGCGCACACCCCTGCCGTCCTGATGCGCGGTGTTGACGATCATCCGCTCCACGTCGTCAGGGCCGCCACGGGCACGCACCACATCGAGAACCACGAACCGCCCATCCGGCAGCCGCTTCAGCTTCACGCCGACCGTCCAATCGGGATCGCGCGTGCCGGTCTGCTTCGTCGCGGCGAGGTCCCAGGCCCGGACGGCTTGCCCTCCGGCTGGCTCTGCCTCCATGGTCTCGATCGCCGAGACGCGGAATAACGAGCCCTCGCCGGGCCTGGGGTCCTGTTGGTAGAGCGCCTGCCAGTCGCGCATGGCGCCTGACCGCTCGTAGGTCTCTCGTTTTTCGGCCAACTCAGCGCCATAGCCGTAATCGTCGTCGCCCCAGAGCGGCGCGCCAAGTTCTCGCCCGAGGGGGTCATCGTTCGCCGTCGCGAAGGCGGGCAACTTGATGACACGCCAGCGTTCGGGTTCGACCTGCAACAGCCGTCCGGCGAGGTCATCCTCATGCCAGCGGGTCATGATGAGCGCGATGGCCCCGCCAGGTTTCAGGCGGGTGCGCAGGTCCGCGTTGAACCAGTTCCAGGTCCGCTCGCGCAGCGTCTCGCTTTCCGCATCGGCCCGCGACTTCACGGGATCGTCGATGATCGCCAGGTCTGCGCGGATGCCGGCGATGGGGCCGCCTACGCCGACAGCACGGTATTCGCCGTGGTTGGTGGCCTCCCACCGCTCCACGGCCTCTGTGGCAAGCCCGTAGCCCAGCATCCTGCCGTGCTCGCGAATTTGCCCTTGCACGCGGCGCGAGAAGGTCTCGGCGAGAGTGGCGGTGTGGCTCGCCCCAATGACGTTGAGGCGCGGGCGCTGTGCCAGATACCAGGCGGGGAACAGAACGCTGGAGTAGGTGCTTTTCGCGCTGCCCGGCGGCATGAACACCATCAGGCGGTCATTCTCGCCCCGCGCGACGGCGCTCAACTCGTCAATCAGCAGGCGATGGTGCGTCGCCGGTGCGAACCCCTGCCCGGCCAAGGCATGCTCGGCCCAGGCGCCCAGGTCAGCCCTGATCCGTCTCCGGAGCAGCAGATGCGCGGCGGCCTCGTGCAACGATGGCGGCAAGTTCCTGGTCCGTCAGGTCCTCTAGCGGCGCGTCCCGAAGGGTC